TATTGCTATCATCAGCACTTTCTTTTACTACTGCAATACCGCCCCCTACACTTGGATTGTCTTCATCATCAGGTATTGAAAAAACTAGTCTCGGACCTAAACCAGCAGCACCATCTGAACCACTTGAAGCATAAGCTAAAGCAAGCTTTAAAGTATCATGTGGTGTTGATTGAGTATCAGAAGCTGGATTAGAACTCATTAAAATTTTGTTATTTCCCGCATCTACTTGAAACATATGTGTTGAACCATTTGATTCAACTCTAAAGTCTACGTCTATTGAATCATCATTAAAGACAGCCTCGCCCTCATTAAACTCTAGCCTATTTTTTAATGCACCAGCTACAACAGTTTGTACAGTAAGTTGACTATCTTCTGAACCATTTGAAGCATCTCTTATTTTCGAAAAGATTTGTGCTGCTGTGAAATCATTCGTAGCATCGTCATACCCTTTCCATTGTATTTTGCCCAATAAATCATCATCTACTCCAGCCTGACCAGGGTTTCGAAGTAATAAAAGAACTGGTCCAACACTCGCATCTGTATCAGTAGATACTAATGTAAGTGTGTCTGAGTTATCAGCAACAGTAATTGTTGCTTTAGCAGAGGAAGTTATAGACCCATCTACTTGTAACGTAGAAGCCATATCTACAGCACCATCTATATCTACTATATCAAGGTTAGATGTACCATCTACATCAATACCTCCAGCTAAGTCTATGTCACCAGCTAAAGTGACTGTTCCTGTAACACCAAGAGTACCGCCTATAGTTGCATCATCTGTAACTGTTAAATCGTCTTGTACTTTTAGGTCTACTACAGAAAGACTAGCAAAAGCATCTACTACTGCTGCTCCTGAACCAGCACCATCTAGGTAAACTGCTTTAGTATCTCCTGGAGGTATCGTTATATTAGCTCCAGAGCCTTGTGAAATAATAATATTTTGAGAACCACTTGTTCCGTTCTCAATAAAATGCATTCTATTTACAGTATTAGGAGCAATTGTAATTGTACAGGCTGAGTCTAATGATCCTGTATATTTAACAAACATTGCTCTAACTGGATCAGTAGCTCCATCTGCTATTGTAGATGTATGTGTATCAGCATTTGTTGTTATTGCTTCTGTGCCATAGCCTAAAGCTTCACCAATCAACTCTAAGTTGGTGTTGGTTGTAGTTCCCCAAGTTCCTGACGCATCACCTGTCGCCATTTCATTGAGTCTTAGATCATTAACGTATGTACTAGCCATTTATTTTCCTCTTATAAAATTATATATCATTATGCAACATCACTCCAATTAGGAGATTGTGTTGTTGATACTGTTGAATAGTTTGCAGTTTGCGAATCATCTACTAATCCCCATACTAATAAGTTTGTTATTTGTCCTGTTGCTAATACATTATCAACAAATATATTTGCATCACCAGTTACTGTTTCTGTGCCTAGTGCAGATGTTGCCGATAATCCTGTAATAGAAAGAATATTTACAGTTACAAGACTTAAATTACCTAATGCTGTTGTTCCTACAACATTAGTAACAGACATATTAGCATCACCTGTTACAGTTTCATCTCCTAATGCAACTGTAGAAGCATTACCTGAAACACCAGTAATAGCAAATCCAGCAGCTAAAATACTACCTAAAGCACTTGTTCCTGCTAAACCAGTTTCCGCAACATTAGCATCACCACTTACAGTTTCTGATCCTAATGCAGTTGTTGCTAATACACCTGTTTCTGTAACATTAGCATCACCAGTTACTGTTTCACTTCCTATAGCTCCTGTAGCTGCAACACCTGTTTCTGTAACATTAGCAGCAGCAGTTATAGTTAAAGAGCCTAATGCTGTTGTACCAGCTACTCCAGTCAATACTACGGGTATAGGTTCTCCCCAAGTTAATTGACCCCAAGTACCTCTACCCCAACCCGTAATGTTAGCCATAGGCTACTATGCTATTCTTATAACAGCGTTTGATGCGTCTGCGGTTGGAAATGTAATAGTAAATGAACCTGCTGTTGATGTTTTATCTCCACCAAAATCAAATACAGCTACTGCTGGATCACCTGAAGCGGTGTCATTAAAGATCATGCATCCTCTAGCAGTTATAGTTGCTGTGCCAAAAGTTAAATCAGCAAAGTCTGTAAATGCAGTTGTTCCTGAAGTAGAAGGATTAACTCTAGTTAAACTAGAACCTTTAGCGGTGTAATTAGTACCAGTTGCTTCATTAGTTGTTGTGTAAGCAGTTGTAGCTGCTGACATAGTTGCACTTGATGTATATAGAGCTAATTTGAAATCATTACCTCCAGAAAGTAAAAAATTATGTTTAGCTTCCAATAGTTCTTTTTTGAAAGACGTACACATTGCTTGAGTAATAGCCATTACAGCCTCCTTATTATATTTGCTAGGTCAGTTTGACCTTGTTTTTCTAATTCATTGCATATTGTACAAGTATGGTTTTTTATTCCTTCTTGTATGTAATGTGCAACAACCATTTTAGTTCTTGCTCTAAAAGCATGAGCTTGTGCTTTAATTTCCGCAGGTGCAGTATCACTTATAGAAATTAATTTATTAGTTGCCATTTCAGCAACTTCTTCAATAGAGTGTCCTCGGTTATTTGTAGTTTGTACTCCTAAATCACCTATTGATATTTCAAATTTATCTGTTTGCATTAATATTCCTTTGGTTCTACTGGTTCAGATAAGTTTAAATCTTTTCTACCTATTATTCCAATAGGCTTTTGTTTTTCTTCTATTTGAATATCTGATAACTTACAGACACTCATAGTTGGACCATTTTGATAAGCAACTTTAGGATTACTTAATCTATGATAACCATAAAGTTTTTCTTCAAATCCAACATCCGTATCTAATAAAGTTGATCTAGGTGCTATTTCTATTTGCACACCAGCATCTATACATTTAGATAACCAAAATTCTACACATCCTCTACCTGCTTCTGCAAAATGCATATTGCTTCTATAAGTATAGTCAACACCGAAAATACTTATTTTGTTTACTTTGTTCCATAAAGCATAAGCTATTACATATGGAATAGTATTATTAAAGTAAGCACATCCTAGATCATGGATAACTGACTCTATAGGATATTCTATGGCACTAGGTACTCTTTCATCTAACTCACAGGTATAGATAGGAAATTTACACAAAGGCAATTGTTTTCTCATCATAGCTGTCATAGTTCCAGCATCTTCAGTATCCAGAAATCTACTCATTGGGTCTAATATAAAAGCTCTATCTATATTAGGTAAAACTCCTATCATTGCATTAATTGCCCAAACTTCGTCAAATTCAACGCTATGCGTCTGTGAGAGATGAAAATCTATCTGACTTTGACCCATAGCTACAATTGCAATATTTTTGCCTTGTAGCTTGTTTATGGGATCATTAGACATCTATTTTTCTTTGACCATCCCTATAAGCATCTTTACGATTATATCCGTCAGATAATAAAGTAAGTCTTTGTAATGCTTCTTGAAATCTTTTTTCATAATTAGCCATAACATCTGGTTCGCCTTTCATAAAAGTATACGCTTCTATTAAGCTAGCATAAAGCAATAATTCTGATGCATTTGTTCCTAACCAACTTGTGCCATCGGCTGATGCTGTAATTGATTGTGGTACATAGTAATAATGTAGTTCTGCATTTAAATTTGAACTTGGACTTGGACCAACTATAAAAGTTGTATCATCAAATTGTGCATAGTGTTTAGGTGTACCTGTTGTAGATGCAGATGGATAAGCTTCTCTTATAAAGCTTACATCTGTATTTAATAAATAACTATAGTTATTGCTATCATCTAATACTGCTAAAGAAAAAGGATATAAATAATCACTAGGAGTTTCTAAGTATTGATTGCCACTTGTAAACGTACCCGTAACATTTTTTCTAAAGTTTGGTAGTTCTACTGACTTTACTATTCTATCTTCACCTTGTTGAATAATAATACTTAAATCAGCAACAAAAGTTGATTCAGTATTTTGCGTATAATCTTGTATAGCCGATTTTAATGTTGTAAATGTCCAACTCATTCTGTACTCACTTTTAATTTACCAATTTCACCTGTTATATCTAAACCCATAGTAGAAGAACCAAAAACTGTTACTCCTCCTCCTATAGGGTCAAAAGAAGAATATCTTGTTGAAATTGCTCTACCTGTGTCTACCCTTGCATTATATAAGTTTTGCGGATCAGAAGTATTTACTTGTCCTAGTTTTAACTGTGGCTGATCTTCGTCTAAACATTCATGGCAAACTCTTAATCCATTTCGTTTACCATCTTCTATTTCATATTGAAGAGTATTTAATCTGTAAGAAAAACCACAACGATCACATTGACCTAGGGCTTTGCTCGCTCTTGCGTATGCCATTAGTAACCACTAATAGATAAATCAGGTACAAATCTTACTGCTGCTTTTTCTCTATCTGCATCACTTACATCTCTCCATAGTTCGTCATACCTTTGTTTTATCATAGGTACTCTATTTAAAGATTCAGGTGATTTACAAGCTAAGTTATAAGCTAGTGCATAAGTAAGACAAGGAAGATATCTAGCAGGTACTTCAGCATTATTACTTGCTACAGTACCAACATCTTCAATTCTTTTTACATAATCATATATTAATGAATAAGTTTGATTAGCATCAGGTGTAGACCAAACAACAATTTTTACTGAATCATTGTCTTTATCTACATAAAACTGTGTAGGTTTAGATTGTGTTAATTTATTTGCTTGGTGATTGTATTCAGTTCTTGATATACGATTTAATCTTTGATCAAATTGTTTGTTTGCATCTCCAGCATCAGTTCTAACAAAAACATCTACAACATCTAAAGCACTAGAATCAATAGTATAACTACTTGTTCCAGCTATTAAAGTTGCACTTCCTTGTTCTACAGTCCAAAGGTTTAAACCTTTATTTTGCCATTCTAAAAATACTAAGTTTAGAGCTCTTTTAGCTCCACGATAACTATAGCCAGAACGTAACTCTAAACCACAAAGATCATAAGCTTCTTCCATAATATCGCTTATGTCTAAGTTAAATGTAGTAGTTCCACTTGTAGCCATTATTTATCCTTTTTAATTCTAGTAATAGTAATACCAGATTTAGTCTTGCTTTTTTTCTTTTTTGAAGCAGGAGCTTTTTGTATCTGATTTCTCATATTCGCTCTTGATATTGTCATAATATTAACACTTCCATCTTCTACGAGCCTGTCTAATTCTTGAGTTAGGATCGTTTTTAGTTTTAGCCGAACTTCTTTTTAATTGACCTAAAGACCTAGCACAGTAAGACTTTCTGCGTTTAGCAGCCTTACTTCCTTTCTTTACTTTACCTGTTACTGCTGTACTTAACTTAGAACCTGGATTTGCTTTACGATATGCAGCAACTCCTTTTTTAGTCATACCAGCACCAGACTTAGTAGAGCGATAATTTGCACCCTTTCCCTTAGTCGTTTTGGGTATAGGGTTCTCTCTTTTTCTTTTGGTCATTTAAAAACTTAATTAGCTTTTACCGCCTCTAGACATATATTTAGTAGATTTTCCGCCACCTGCCATGCCTTTAGTTCTTTTCTTTTTCATAGCTGGTTCGCTAGTATTACCACCACCAAACATTTTTTTAACGTAATCTTTGTATTGCATGACGTTTTGTTCTTTGCCAACCTCAACTCCAGACTTACCGCCACCTGCCATGTACTTTGAATTTTTCATTCCTGACTTTCCACCGCCAGCCATGTACTTTGATTTTTT